GAGAGAATTCAATCTGACGCAGATTACTTCAACGATGAGTGGTCACGCAGGAATCCCAATCAGGTCTACGGAGGTAACACATTCAACTACTATTGATATGAAACCTCTAAACACAATCACAGTCGAGGCCGAAAAATCTCGCAATGCCAGCGGCACACGGGACTGGGGAACATTCCGTATCACGTCACGATGCTATCTATCAAAAGAAATCATCGAGTCCCTTTGTGGGTCACACGATATGTTCGGTCAATCGTTCACGTTCAACGAAACGAAGAACGAAGATGGATATGTCTACGAGGGAAGTTACGACTGCTGGAGCGACTAGTATGACAAGCATTCAACTATTCATGGGTAGCGTAACCATTGTCATGATGATCTACATCTTTGGTGGATTCCTATGCAAAGCGGCAAACTTCATTGCAAAGAAATTCTATGGAATTGACTTGGACGAAGAACACACAAAATAACACTTTCTGCAAACTAATGCAGACTTGGTGGCATCACACCACAAAAACGATGCAATAATATAAACTAACTATAATAATATGGCAGACCAATACGACAACACGAATCGCGGATCACTCTTCAAAAACGACCGCAAAGAACTAGACACCCACCCAGACTACAATGGCTCGATTAACATCGAGGGCAAAGACTACTGGCTCAATGGATGGCTCAAGGAATCCAAGAAGGACGGCAAGAAGTTCTTTAGCCTGTCAGTCAAGCCAAAGGATCAGGATGCTGGCAAAACCCCTGTAAAGGCCAAATCTGCTCCAGCAAAGGCCAAGGATGAAGATTCAGAAATTCCGTTCTAACTAACACTTTCCTCGCTAGGTTGGGAACTCCCGATCAGCAGGGGCAAACGGGGGCAGCGCATCCGAAAAAACGCTGACCAATTTTAAGGGAATGTAGCGGCAACTAATGTGTGCTGGTTATCATTTGACCCTGTGAGGTAACTACATAAAACCTCGCACCCCATTTATAAATATATGAACGAAATTATAACAGACTACTTGGACGCAAAGCAACTGGCTGACAGACTAACTGCACTGGAGTTGCACTCCACCAGTGAGTTGGCTAGGCTGGAGCGTGAGCGAGATGAGGCTAGAATTGATGCGAAAAAATCCAAAGCATACAAAAGGGTATTAAAGGAGACAAATCTTAGGCAAACCGAACGCATACGCTATTTAGAGGGAGCAACCAATCACGCAAGCGGCACTCCGCTTTCCGTAGCTTTACGCGAGCGAGACGAGGCGCAGGAAAAATACGCAACTGAGGCAACCGAACATATGCTTGCTGTTAATAAACTTTGCAACGAGCGGGACGAGGCACAAGCAGATTGTTTAGAACAGGCAAGGTTGTTGGGCATGGGGTCAGAAAGAGAAGCAAGGCTCATTTCCGAACGTGACGATGCTAGGGAGGAAGCAGCGCATTGGAAGTCTGAGTGGGAAATAGTGGAAGCTAGGTTGTGCGGATGGAAGCACCCCCGAGACAATGGGATAATTTTTGAGCATGAAGTCATTCCCGTATTGAGGAAAGAGCGTGATGAGGCTAAGAATGAAATATTAGGTTGGGAGAACAAATGGAAATGTGCTGTAGACATGGCAGCAAGAGCAGAACTTGAACGTGATGAGGCACTAAAGTGCGCTAAAGAATACTATGTGGAATTCATAAGGAATGCTTCCAGTGATAATAAAATCAGTAAACCAAACCCTTTAAATCCATTCTATAAATACTAAAATGAACGACCCACTATACACGTCTGAGGTAGAACGACTCAAGGAGTGCGAAAAGGACTACAGATCCATTGCTGCACAATTGTCCGTATACTGCTCCGCTGCGATATTTGCACTAAGGGCAGCCAACAAGGATCTGGAGGACGCACAGGTCAAAGCTGAGATCATTCCAGACCCGTTCGCTGAACAGGCTATTGATGATATGTTCAAAAACTACCTTGAGGCATTACGCGACTATCCTGAGCTAATGGCAATCGCACTCAAATTCATCCAGCAATCACGATGAACAAGGAAGTAGTAATCCAACTCACTGGTGAAGATTTTATGATTGCCACAACCAAAGGAGCAATGCGATACCTAGTTGCATTAAAACAAAACAGGTCAATTAGCCACGGAGGAAAGTCATTGAGAAAGATGGGGCAACGTCTTTCAGACGGCATAATCGGTGAACTAGGTGAGATTGCTGTTGCTCGCTACACACGCTTGCCCGTTCCACCATCATCATCAAACACAATGAAATTAGCTGACGTTGGAGATACTATCGACGTTCGCACTACAGAACACACCAACGGACATCTAACGTTATACGACAACGCAAATCCAAACTACAACTTTGTTTTAGTCACACTTGATTGCCTAACAGCTACAATCAGGGGCTGGATAAATCCAAAGGACGGGAAAAAGCCAGAGTACTTCAGAAGCGCAGATCCAGATTGCTACTTCGTACCACAGTCCGCACTCAACCCAATCGAGACTCTACCAATCAAATAGTCTAGATAAGGTATAATCCCACGCAATCACTCAAAACTATACCCGCAATGAACGACTATTGGAATGACCCACCTGAACAAGATGAAGTACCAGAATGCTGCGACAACGTCATGGACGTGGATGATCACGGCAACTGCAAGTGCATCACCTGCGGCAAAACAATCGAAGCACAACAGGATCCCAAACCAGAAGATTACCTAATCGAACAATGAACTGGACAACTGAACAACTCAAAGAGAAAGGCTACACCCTCGCACCTGACGGACATTACTACTACCATGCAAACGTATTTAACTCTCACTCTCGAAAACTACCTGACACCATCACTCAACACGCTCCTAAATTGCCATTGGTCAAAGTACCAAAAGCAAAAGCTACTAGCAAGGACTGCACTGCTAAGTGCAATCCGCAGTACACTCTCGGAATTACAAGATTCTCCACCAAAACTCTCGACGTTGATAATCTCGCTGGAGGCTGCAAACCTCTCATTGACCAAATACGATACGCACACCTCATCCCAGACGATAACCCCGAAAGCGTCGAAATCACGTTCGCGCAAGTTAAAGTCCGCACCCAAGCAGAACAACGAACTGAAGTCAGGATTACCAAAGCGTAAACCAAAACCCAAGCAACCACCACATGAGCTTTAAACCATCACGCAAAGTAGGCACACCCCCAAAGTACGACGAAGCTCTCGGAGATGAAATCTGCGAGAGACTCGCAATGGGTCAAACACTCTCATCCATCTGTAATCTCGAAGGTATGCCAAACTACTCCACAGTATGGCGTTGGGAATGCTCAAATGAAGAATTCCGCAATAAATCTCATCTCTCACGAAAAATAGGCACTCACGCAATCGCAGATGACTGCATAAGAATCGCTGATGATCCTATGCTTGATGCTCAGGAGAAGAGGGTCAGAATTGACACTCGTATCCGTCTACTAGGCAAGTGGAACGCACGTCAGTACGGAGATAAGATTGAAATCGAATCGACACAAGCAAAGCCACTCAACGTCACATTCACAATCGGTGATCGAAACGCTGAACCAATTGAGCTAATCGAGGGAAGGGAACCAGAGGAGAAGCAAATGCAGATCGAAGCGACTGGAGAGGATCATGTGGGATAGCGAACGATTTGCTAATGCATTTTAACCACAAAAACACTGATGTTGTCGATAATAATCACCATATAGTGGCAACAAATTTTAAAATCACCACATATAGGGTTTATCAATAAATGGTCAAACTATGCCCCAAATGCAGTTCTACGACTCACGTTATGGAATGCCGTGACCTAGGTAATCGATTCTCAAGACGTAGATACTGCAACAACGGAAAGTGCAATCACAGGTACTCAACATATGAGGTATCTGCGTTGGACTACCAAAGACTCAAAGAAGTAAACATAATGAAAGCGAAACTAACAGAGATAATCGAGAACCTATGAAAGCGCATGAGATAACACCAGAGATGCGTATAATCCAGCAACAAAAGCAGGAGATTAGAGAATTACGGCAAATCATCCACGAATTGCAGCATGACGTAAACAAGCAGAAGTCCTTGATCAACAAGCTAAAGAACAGGGAAAACAATCAATAACTTCCCATAACACCTGTAGTACATAATGAAAACAACAAAAATGAGATTCCACGCACTTGGGTTACCACACACAGTTACAAGCAAAGAGTTTAATGCCTGTGCATACACGCAGAAGGTAGTTAAATTTGGCAAGATGATGACCGATAGGGGCCATGAGGTTATACACTATGGTCATGAGGACAGCGTTCTTGACTGCACTGAACACGTCAGCGTCCTGACCAATGATGACTTCGCTAAGAGTTATGGCAGTCATGATTGGAGGAAAACATTCTTTAAGTTCGATACCAATGATCATGCATACAAGACGTTCTACGCAAATGCCATTCGGGAGGTAGGTTTTAGAAAGAAAAAGAACGACTTTATTCTTCCATTTTGGGGGTCTGGAGTTAGGCCGATATGTGATGCCCACCAACATGATATGATCGTAGTTGAGCCGGGGATAGGGTACGCTGGTGGTCACTGGGCTAAGTGGAAGGTTTGGGAGAGCTATGCCATCTACCATGCGTTCTGTGGCATGGGTGCAGTTGGTCAGTGCCAGCAGGATAACTATTCCGTGGTGATCCCGAACTACTTCGACATCGATGACTTCACCTTCAACGACCAAAAGGAAGACTACTTCCTGTACTTGGGCAGGGTCTACTCTGGCAAGGGTGTAGATATCGCAATCGATGCAACGCGCAGAGCAGGGGTGAAACTGGTTGTAGCGGGTCAATGCGAGGCAGGGTATACATTTCCACCCCATGTCGAGTATGTTGGTTATGCTGACGTTCCTAAGCGCAAGGAACTCATGTCTAAAGCCAAGGCATCATTCCTGCCATCACAATACGTTGAACCATTCGGTGGAGTCCAGATTGAGAACCTGCTGTCTGGAACCCCAACCATCACGTCTGACTGGGGATCATTCGCTGAGAACAACCTCCACGGGGTCACTGGGTATCGATGCCGCACGATGGGTGACTATGTGGACGCAATCAACAACATTGACAAGATCAGACCAGCGGACTGCCGTGCGTTTGGTGAGAACTTTACGCTTGAGAAGGTTGCACCGAGGTACGAGAAATACTTTCAAGACGTACTAGACGTACACAACGGAGCAGGTTGGTACGCTGAAGGCAACGGAATTGATGCAATGACAATGACTTACCCATCCAATCAACAACAATCATTGTGACAAATACCACCCACTATTTGTCACGAAACAAAAACAATATGAATAATACACCAGAGACAGATAAAAACACATGGAGCGATTCATGCGAGGGAGTGATGCATGAAGTTGTGAATGCTTCCTTTGCACGGAGGATGGAGATTGAACGGAACAAGTGGAGGGATTGCGCTACTAAGCTAGTGGAGTCATCAGGATGGCATGACCAATGGCCCCAAGCGGTTGCCCACTATCGCAAGCTAAAGGGGGAACAATGAGTGACTACAAGTTTGAATCGGATTACTGGGGAGACTGTTGCAATACCTTCGATGAAGACCAGAAGCACTATGTCTATGCGAGATTCATGGGACTGCACCAAGTGGGCTATGGGTTCAGCTTGTCAGGTAAGTCAGTGATCGACATAGGTGGTGGGCCTACGTCCATGCTGCTCAAATCAAAAGGACTTGGTAGAGCATTGGTGGTGGATCCGCTCCAGTATCCGCAGTGGACATACGCTCGCTACCATGAACATGGTGTTGAATGCTTGGTGATGCGAGGGGAGGACGTTTCACTCAGGGGGTTCGATGAGTGCTGGATTTACAATTGCTTGCAGCATACAGATGACCCTGCTCTAATCATTGCCAACG